ATTCTTCTATTGCAGCAAGACTATCTACAAGAGCTTCTACAACTACATCAGGATTTCAAACTACAAACAATCCAACAGCTACAAGAACAACTTTAATTTCACCAACCACACGTCACTTAATTCATTTTGGAACTGAAACAACTATTGGTAATCCCACTACACAAGATGATATGTTTATAAGATTTTCTGAAGATGAAAATATAAATGCATATGTTCCAGAAGCAACTAACACAGCAGGTACACAAAGAATACAAGATGGTACAAAAATTGTTGGAGCATTGGTTGCAAAAGAAAACATTCTAGTATGGACAGATAATGCACTATACACAATGAAATTTGTTGGAGCTCCTTTTACATTTGGCTTTGAACAAGTTGGTACAAACTGTGGATTGATTGGTAAGAACGCAGCAATTGAAATTGATGGTGTTGCTTACTGGATGGGTAATAATGGTTTCTTCTCTTTTGATGGTACTGTTAATACATTACCTTGTAGTGTTGAAGATTATGTTTACGACGATGTTGATACTACAAAAGGTCAACAAGTAAACGCAGGTATCAATAACCTATTTACAGAAGTTACTTGGTGGTATCCAACCAGTGGATCAGAATTTAATAATAGATATGTAGTATTTAACTACGGTCAAAACAATGCAAGATTACCTATGGGTAATTGGTATACCGGCGTTAATACTAATTCTATTAGAACAACTTGGATTGATTCATTAGTATATCCAAGACCTTATGCTACTGCTTTTAATAGTTCTAACACAGGAACTTTTCCTGTTGTACAAGGTGAAACAGGATTAGGTCAAAGCGTATTGTTCGAACACGAAACGGGAACCGATCAAGTAAATCCAGATGGTAGTGTAACCGCGCTTACTTCTTTTATTCAATCATTTAGTTTTTCATTACAAGCAGATCAAGCAGAAGTATTTTTAGCGATGAGAAGATTTTTACCTAACTTCAAAGTATTAACTGGTAATAACCAAATAACATTATCTATAAAAGATTTTCCATCACAAGATGATATAGAAACTGCATTAAGTCCTTTTATAATAAATTCTAGTACCTTAAAGGTTGACACAAGAGCAAGAGGAAGATATGCAAATATAAAGATAGAAAATACTGGTGTAGGTGAGTCTTGGAGATTTGGTACGTTTCAAGTTGACATACAACCAGATGGAAGGAGAGGCTAATGACTAAAGTTGTAGTAAGATTACCTGAACCTAAAAAAGAATATAGTGAAGATAATCAAAGACAAATTAACAGAGCGTTAACTACAATCATTGAACAATTAAACTCTACATACTTAACACAACTTAAAGAGGACTCGGAAAGATATACGTGGTTCGGATTAGGATAAATGGCAAATATATATAAAAACCAAAAATTAGATTTAACAACTAACACAGTTACAACTTTATATACTGTAGCATCTAACTCTAGAGCTATTGTAAAATCTATATTAGTTTGTGATGATACAAATAATGGTAGTGATATTACAGTTGACTTATTTGATGGAGATCCAGCATCAGCTAACAAATTTACTATATTTCAAAATAAAGCTATAGCAGGTAATGCTACAGAACAATTATTAAATGAGCCTTTGATTATGCAAGAAAGTGAAGTATTACAAGTAACCGCTGCAGATGCAAATAGATTGCACGTTGTAGCATCAATATTAGAAATCAACAGAGAGGACAGATAATGCCGTTTGTAGAAACAGAAGCTTCTGTTAGGTATGAAACAATTAATGGTCAAAGAGTACCAGTAATTACACCTAAAACAGAAGTAACATTAACTAACACAGAAACAGGTCAAGAATATATGTCAGATGCAGAAGCTTTGGCAGACGTTCAAGACGTTAATACAGCTACTAAAGCAGAACATATACGAAGGGATGTAAATGTGACTGTAGAAGAGATAAAAATTGGCGCTGGCTTTAATATCAGCGATTGACGAATGATCAAAAAGCCTGTAAATTGTGATACACTCGCCTATTTACAAGCTTTGCGAACTTGCTATCAACAAGCATTATAAAGAGAAACTATGGGATTTTTAAAAAAGATAACTAGACCTATTTCAAGAGTACTAGACAAGATAGTACCGAATGAAATCAAACCAGCATTACCGTTTTTAGCTGCAGCCGCACCGTTTATGGCTCCAGGACTTATGAGCCTTGGTGGTAATACTATGTTATCAAGAGCTTTAATGTCGGGTGGTTTAAACCTAGGATCTCAATTAGCTCAAGAAGGAAGTGATGGAGACTTTAGTGCATTATCTTTAGCTATGGCTTCTGGTATTGGTGCGTTATCCGCGCCAGGAACACCAGGAAAAGCAATAGGAGTAGATAAATTTGATCAACCAATTTACGCTAGAGGAACAGGAACTCAAAGCGCAGGTGATATTTTAAGAACTAAAGCAGCTGGTATGGATTCAGGAATTACAAAAAGTGGTTTAGAATTTTTAGGTAAAGGTTCAGATAAATTAATTGGTTTACAAGAAGGTTTAGCAGCAGATGGTATCTTTAGTAAAGCAGGTGCTAAAGCATTATCTATTCCATTTACACAAGGTACAAC